GATTGATAATACTACTATTTATGTAAAAGGATTGAGAGCATTATTATCTATATCAAAAACTCAAAAAGGTACTTATAATATGTCACAGGAAGGATTTGAAGTAATACATCAAAATAAGGAATTGTTTGAAAAATTAGAAAAATATATTACATTTGATGAATCTTCTGAAAAAGTAGGTAAAGCATCAGAAACAAAATTCCAACTTGCAACATATTACTCCGAGCATAAAGCTAAAATCGAAACTGAATTGCAATCATTGGATGATATAAAAGCAGAATTAAATGAATCCGTTGGTAGTATGCTTAAAGGGGCAATATCTGCAATTACTACTAAATTTAAGTTAGTTATGAACAAGGTTAATTCGATAATGGATACGTTTGTAAACTCAGTCACCAAAGATATGTCTGTAACTACAAACGAATTAACCCAACAATATACAACCGAAAGAAAAAAAGTTAATAAACTTGCTACAGATATGAGCAAATTAATCATCGATGCCAAAAAGGTAGAATTAGAAACATTGAAAAATACCATAAAAAATTAATGAAAAAGATTAATGAACATAAAATTATATCCGAATCTATTAAAAAAATTTATGAAAATGAATTAAATACTAGTAGAGATGATTATGTGATTTTTTTTAAACGTCCATTGATACGCAAAGGTTATATGACTATTCGTGATATATGGAAAAAAGGTGGTAAAACAAGTGATGCAATATGTAAGAAAAATTTCATCGATAAAAAGAAAGATATCTATTTCATTTGTTTAGATATATTGAATGACCAAAAATATCATATGTTTTTAAAGGTTAGACATTGGGATAGAGATTTACCTAAAGATATATTAAGAGGTTTATATTTTTTATTAAAAGGATATGGTGTTGATAAAGAAACAAATCAGGAAAAAGAATTTGATACCGAATTATTAGAACAATTATACGAAGAATTAAATCCTAATTTTTTCCAATTGTTCTTTAAATCGATATTAGATTTTAAAAGAAAAGTATTAAAACAAGAAAACAATTATGGGCAGAACCAAAGGGGCATTGAACAAGAACAAGAGGACAACGACTCAGACATCGAGGACAGCGAAGCGAGTTGGAACGACACCTACTTACACAACTCAACTAGGTGAAGCTGATACTTCACATCCTGAATATATAAAGTGTCAAGCAGACCCAATATATTTCATTGAAAAGTATGTTAAGATTCCTCATGTAATCAAAGGCTCGTTACCATTTATTTTATATCCATTTCAGATAGATTTGGTCAAAAAATTTTTTGACCCTGACTACCTATTGCACCAAATTGTCAAATCACGACAGTTGGGGGTATCTACATTATATTCTGCTATATCATTGTGGTTAATTACATTTTTCCCTACTAAAACAGTTGCGGTAGTAGCTACAGATAGAAGTACTGCTCAAGAGTTACATGAAAAATTATTATTTGCGTATGATAATTTACCACCATTTTTAATGGTTAAATGGGCTAATAGAACAACTACAGTTTTAAAATTAAAAAACGGTTCACGTATTAAAGCATACGCATCTCGTAAAAACTCAGGTATTCGTGGTATTGCAGCATCAGTCTTCATCATGGATGAGGCTCACTTCATCGTTGGTGCAAATAAAATTTTCTCTCAGATTGAACCTACATTAAACACGGGGGGTCAATTAATAGCATTATCATCTCCTGCTGAACCTGTTGGGTGGTTTTATGAAACATATACCAACATTTTAGCAGAAGATTCAGAATTTAAATTAACTCAATTACCGTGGTATGTCCATCCTGAAAGACAATTACCTGATGGTTCACCCGATTGGGAATGGAGAAAGAAAAAAGATAGAACAATGGACAAACGTGAAGCATCACAAGAGTATGATGCCGAATTCGGTTTCTCACTTGATTCTTATTTTGACCCTGATTTTATCAAACGTATCGAATCAAATATGGTTCGTGAACCGATTCGAAAAGAAGGACATTTATGGATATGGGAAGAACCACAACCCGACCAATCATATATTGTTTCGGTGGATTGTGCTGAAGGTGGCAATGACAAGAATGTTGTTCAAGTAATTTCAGTTCCACAAATGGTTCAAGTAGCAGAATATGTTTCTAAAATACATTATGAAGAGTTTGGGTGGATACCTGTACCTATTGCACGAAGATATAATAGTGCATTATTAGTTATTGAAGCGAATGCCGTTGGTACTGCAATTGTTCAGCGTAGTAAGGATTTGAGTTATCATAATATTTATATTCGTGGTCAAGGTAAAGAGGGTAAAATTTTAGGTATTACAAAAAAAGATTTTGGTTGGAAAACAACAATGAAAACTAGACCATTAATCATCAAACAGTTAGAACAATGTATTGAAGTTCCTGAAATTGATGAAGCTTTACAAATTCGTTCTATAAGAACATTAACAGAGATTAAAACCTTTAAGATGATTAACGGTAAAGCACAAGCAGAAACTAAAAATAAAGCTACTGATGACTGTTTAATGGCACTTGGTATTGGTGTAACTGTATATAGTTTGCGTGGTGATATTACTATGAAAACTACTAGTACTGATACTATGGATGAATATTTAGGGATGTTAGCATTGGGTACTGCGAGAACAAAAGAAAAAATGGAAACATATCTTTCAAAAAAAGAAACACCTGATGAAAATATGTTATCCGATAATATAAAAACACAGATTAGAATGATGGATTATTCTCAACAAGTTATGAATTCGATTATCCCGAAACATATGCAAAAAACTTATTCACATTTGCAATCACTTATAATAAAACCTTGATTTTAAATAAAAAAAGATATAATTACTATACATGGCAATAAATCAACAAAATAACGATAATTTTCAATTATTTAAACGTTTAAGACGATATTTTTCGGGCAAAACGGTATTAATACCTACAAAAGATGGCGATAAATTAAAATTAAAATCTGTTAGTGGTGATAAAACCATTAATATGGCGTATGACCGATTGTTTACTTTAAAAAATTCATCGGGTTATAATTCATTTATGAATAATTATTCATCACGAGTACAAAATAAAATGTTCTTGATGTATGAATATGATTTGATGGAACGTGACCCAATTATATCTCGTGCATTAACACTTTTAGCACAACAATCTTGTTTAACAGATTTACAAGATGAAATGATGCATATCGATTGTGAAAACGAACGAGTTAAAGCATCATTAGAACATTTATTTTATCAAATCTTAAATATTGATACATTATTACCAATGTGGACAAGACAAATGCTTAAATATGGTGATTGTTACGTCTATTTGGACTTACAAGAGGGTATCGGAGTAACAGACGCAGTAACACTCGGTTCGGGTGATGTAGAGCGTATAGAGGACGAAACTAGAGATGGTGTAACAAAATTTGTTATTCAAAATATATCAGAAGATTTGAACGAAGAATTCATATTACACTTTAGACATGTGCTATCAGTAGAATTTTTACCATATGGAGTTTCATTATTAGAATCCATACGTAAATATTGGAAAATGATGACATTATTGGAAGATTTTATGATGGTTTATTACCTATTGCGTTCAGTAAATCAACGTGTATTTAAAGTTGATGTTGGTGCAATTGAACCACAATCAGTACCAAATTTTATTGAACAACTAAAGATATTATATAAGAAAAAACCATTGATTAATAGTGATACGGGTGATTATGATATGTTATATGACCCATTATCAGCTATTGAAGATATTATTTTACCTGTTCGTGAAGGGTATGAAAATACAACATTTGATGAAATCCCTGCATCTAATGAGACAAATATTATAGAAGGTATTAATTTATTACGTCAGAAGTTAATGACAGGATTAGGGATTCCTAACTTTATTTTGAATTATGAAGAACAATTAAATTCTCGTGCCACCGCAGGTTCTGAGGATATTAGATTTGCACAAACTGTAGAATCTATTCAAGCAATCATGATTTCAGAATTGGAAAAAGTTGCAGTAACACATTTAATTCTTCAAGGATTTTCTAAAAAAGATGTATTGTCGTTTACATTATCATTAACTGCACCATCAAATTTACATGAAGCAGAAAAATTAGATACATTAGAACGTATGACAGATGTTGCTTCATCTATGTTAGAATCAGGATTCTTTTCAAGAGATTATTTATGGAGAGAAATTTTCAAATTATCTGATTCTGAGATTGAAAACATGAAAAAAGAAATTCAAAATGATAAAATTGATGATAAAATTAGTGAAGATACTGTTTCATCTATCGAATTACCTGATGATTCAGAAGTTGGTACAACAGGTGAAGAATCTGATAGTGGTGAAGATAAAGGGTTAGAACCTGCCTCTACACCCGATGCAATTCAGAAAGATGCACCAACGGGTAGAGCAGAAGATTTGATGGGAGCAAGAAAACAAAATTCAAATCCACCTGAAAGAAGGAACACTACAACATCAGATTTAGAAATTTAATAAAAAAATTAATTAAATATGAAAAATATAATAATTAAATGTACAATACTAAATTTTATTTAAGAGAAAATGAGCAATATAAAACATTCGAAATATAAAAACACGTATCTATTGTATGAATTTTTAATTCGTCAAACTACAACAGATATTATTAATGGTACTACATTAGCTGATAGTTCTGCTTTCAAATTAATAAAGGAACATTTTTCCAAAGGGATATTGAAGAAAGAACTTAAAGTATATAATACTTTATTAAAAGAATCTGTTATTACAGAAGATGATAAAAGTGCAGGAGATTTTCTTTTAAATGAAATTTGTGATTTTCACAATTCATTAAATCAAAATCTATTAAATAGAGCTAAATACAATTTAGTTAAAGAAATTAAGAGAAAATATCAATTGGAATCATTAGTAAATACTAGAATTCCTGAGTATAAAGATAGTGCAACTGTTTATCTATTCTTAGAAGCTAATAGAAAAAAAGATTTTTTATCTAAAACTAAATTTAGAAAACCAATATTAGAAACTCTTAGTAAAAGAAAATTAGTTGAATCTGAACAAATTGCTGATATTTTTGAAGGATATGATTCTGATGAAATTAAATTAGCATATCATATTTTAGTTAAACGATTTAATACTATAGTAGAAAATAAATTGAATGAAAATCAGAAAAAATTTATTAAAGATTTTATTTATCAAACGACTGATGAATCCGAATGGGTAAATAATCATGTTGTATCGATTAAAAAATCATTGACTGAATCTGCTAAAAGATTAACTTCAAAAACAGATAATGAAAAATTATTAAAGTTAAAAATTAATGAAGTAACAACCAACCTTC